GTTGCACTTTCAGGTGATATGGACGGTGGGCTATCATCTGGTCTTACAGTGCTTGCTGGCCCATCTAAACACTTTAAGACTTCGTTTGCACTGGTTATGGCTGCAGCTTATCTTAAGAAACATAAGGATGCGATTATGCTATTCTATGATTCTGAGTTTGGCTCACCACAGTCTTACTTTGAAGCTTTTGGTATTGATACATCTAGGGTATTGCATACTCCTATTACAGATGTAGAAAAACTCAAGTTTGATATTATTGGTCAGCTTGAAAACATCGAACGTAATGATAAGGTTATTATTGTTATTGATTCAATTGGTAACTTGGCATCTAAAAAAGAACTTGAAGATGCAATCAATGAGAAATCAGTTACGGATATGTCAAGGGCTAAAGCTCTTAAAGGTCTATTCCGTATGGTAACACCTTATCTTACTATGAGGGATGTTCCTCTCTTGGCAGTGAACCACACTTACATGAGCTTGGAAATGTTCTCTAAAGCTACTGTTTCTGGTGGTACTGGTATCTATTACAGTGCGGATAACATTTGGATTATTGGAAGACAGCAAGATAAACAAGGCACTGAAATTAAAGGATATCATTTCATTGTTAACATCGAGAAATCGCGTTTTGTTCGCGAAAAGTCTAAAGTCCCTATCTCAGTTTCTTGGGAAGGTGGGATCGAGCGTTGGAGTGGTCTGCTTGATGTTGGCCTTGCCGGTAATTATGTTGCTAAGCCTTCTAATGGTTGGTACTGCCGTGTTGATCGTAGCACTGGCGAGCTTGTGGATCCCAAGTTCAGAGAAAAAGATACTCTAACCGAAGAGTTCTGGAAACCTATTCTTGAAGATACTGACTTTAAAGAATATATAAAGTCTAAGTACCAAATTGGTTTAATCCCTATGGATGATACTGAGCTAGATATTGAAGAGGTACCTGCATGACCGTAACGGTTGATGATTATACTTTTGCCGAAGCAGATCAAGATGACCAGTGGGCTGTTCGTCTTCGATCTGGTTGGCCAGGTGTAACATATATCTATGGAAAAATACAAGTCAAAGAGCATGCCGACGGTACTGCATCAATTGACTTTAAGTATAAAATAGTAGATGCTGGTGAGTTCGAAGCTGATGACCTTGAGCAGTCTGATGAATTTCGAAATTACTTGGGCGAAGTACTCCAGCATATAATTGAAGACGCATTTGATAATGGGAAAGCACAAATAAATGATCGAAGCAAACATACAACAAACGATAATTCGGAATCTTCTATCCAATGAAGAGTATCTCCGAAAAGTAATACCATTTCTAAAGAAAGAATACTTTGAAGCTGAATACAAAAATGTATTCAATGAGATCGTGTCTTTCGTTAGTAAGTATAACAAACTTCCTACTAAGGAAACTCTTACACTTGATATGACTAACAATGGATCCTTTGATCCTGCGGCAGAACTTGTTGATCTTGTGTTTACACCTGAAAAGGTAAATGATGATTGGCTAATTGATAACACTGAAAAGTGGTGTCAGGATAGAGCTATCTATCTAGCCATTATGGAATCCATCAACATTATTGATGGTAAACATCAGAGTCTGACGAAACAAGCGTTACCTGAAATATTGTCTGATGCATTGGGCGTATGCTTCGATACCAATGTAGGTCATGACTATATTGATAACTCAGATGAACGTTTTGAATTCTACCATACTGTAGAAGATCGTCTACCGTTTGACTTGGAGAATTTTAATGCCATTACAAAAGGTGGTCTCCCAAACAAAACTCTGAATGTTGCACTGGCCGGTACCGGTGTGGGTAAGTCTCTCTTTATGTGTCATGTTGGAGCTGGTGCTCTAATGCAAGGTAAGAACGTTCTCTATATTACTATGGAAATGTCTGAAGAACGTATTGCTGAGCGTATTGATGCTAACTTATTCAATTTGCCCATTGATCAGTTAGAGAAACTAAACAAACAAATGTTTGACAATAAGATTGCTAAGATTGCTCAAAAGAATATTGGTAAGCTTATTGTAAAAGAATATCCCACCGGTGCCGCTCATACTGGTCACTTCCGTGCTTTATTAAATGAACTTAAACTAAAGAAAGACTTTATTCCAGATATTATCTTTATTGATTATTTGAATATCTGTTCTTCATCTCGTATGAAAGGTCTTGGTGGATCTATCAATACCTATTCTTATATCAAATCTATTGCTGAAGAAATGCGTGGTCTGGCTGTAGAGTTCAATGTACCTATTATGACTGCTACTCAAACTACTCGTTCTGGTTTCTCTAATACCGATGTTGGATTGGAAGATACTTCTGAATCATTTGGTTTGCCAGCCACAGCCGATCTTATGTTTGCTTTGGTATCTACCGAAGAACTTGATAAGCTAGGTCAAATCATGGTCAAACAGCTCAAGAATCGTTACAATGATCCAACATACAAGAAAAGGTTTGTGGTTGGTGTTGATCGTGCTAAGATGAGATTATATGATGTAGAAGAATCTGCTCAAACTCTGACTGATGATATCCCAGTATTTGACAATTCTGATTCGGGTAAATCAATCAAAACTGAGCGAAAAGACTACTCTGACTTCAAGGTTTAGTAAAAAAAATTAAATTATTTTATAAGTGATTGTAATCGCAACAGGATTACTTTCACTTTTTCCTTTACAATTGTTGAAAAGTAAGATATAATATACTTACAAAATGGAAAAAGGAAGGAAATAATATGATTAAAGTTTACCAAATTAAAGACCAAAAAGCTATCTATCCAGATGTATCATTTACGTATGGTATGAGTAAGTTTCAGCCTAAAGATCACTTTGACAAATATGTCCACGTTGCTGATCTAGATGTTGAAACTCTTGATGAGGCATTTGAGGTTGGCAATATTGGTCCTGATGAAAAGATCACCCGCCATAACAAAATGAGTTCAGTATCAGTCGGAGACCTTTTAGTTGATGACCAAGCTGATACGTATGTTGTAGCTAGTTTTGGCTTTGATAAAATTGAATGTGACTTTGGATATGCAGAGGTAGGATAATGGAACAAGCTCTTAAAGACTATATTATGAAACAACGTCAGGAAGCTGAGGAATTCTCTAAGCAGCCTGGATGTTGGATGGGATCTATGCCACACCCTGACGATACTGAGTATTGGACTCAGCGTTGTCCATCTGGTACTCTTAAAGAGTTTAATCGTATTGAGCTGGAAGAGTCAGCTTACTACGCTAATGCTGATGCATACAGCAAATCATATGCAAGATCTTTAGATTTTTCTAAAATGACCGATAAGGAACTTGAAGAAGAAATTGATATGGCTTGTGCCTCTATGGAAAACGAGCGCAAGTTTGAAGCTGAAATGGAAAAGCAAGCTCAAGAAGAAGAGGCTAAATTAGCAGCATCTCTTGGGATTGATATTCCTACACTACAACGCTGGATTAAGGAGGCAGCATAATGGTAGATGCACAATGGCAAAGACGTGTTGAAAACGTTATTGCGCTTATCAGTTCACTTGATAAGAAACAAAAGTGGGCTAAGAAGTATTGGACTTTAGTATTACATCAACTAAAAGAAAAAGGAAAACACATACATGACTAATCTTGTTGAAGTAACTGGTGGTAATAAATTTCAAAGAGATATTGCGCATAAGACAATAGCTTTTATGATTAAGAAACTAATGCCTCGTATGAAAACTCTTGATATTGAGTTGAACATATGTGATATTAAATCTGATGCTGTTGGTTACGCAATGATGACTGATAACAATAGAACATTTGAACTTGAAATTGATAAGAAAATTAATTTACAAAATTTAGTTACTACTATTTGCCATGAGATGATCCATGTTAAACAGTATGCACGCAATGAGATTAATGGTGTTGATCTATGCTGGAAAGGTAGAAACATTCCAAAAGATACTGACTATTGGAACTTACCTTGGGAAAAAGAAGCATATCGTTTACAAAAGAGGTATGCTGATGAAATTTGGGAGTCTGATTTATTATAAATATAGTGGATAACACAATAATAGGAATGATATGCAATGCTCAGTTTCAAGAGGTTTTTAATGGAAGGTTATGTCCCACTTTCAGCAGATCAACTTTTAAAGCCTGGACGAGAAGGAAGGGCAACTACTTTAATTAAAAAAATTCAAGATGGCGATCCATTTCTATTGTATAAGGATAATGCTAAAACAGTCGTTCTTAAAAAAGGCGACTCATTGAATATGTATAAAAAAGCACTTGATGCAGGCGATAAGAAAACTATGAATGCCATAGGGTTTCCAGCCTCTGATGGTAACGAATATACGCTTAAAGATCTAGCTAAATCACCCGAGTTTGGTGGTAAAGGTTCTGGTTCTGGTACAAAGGGCGAAGATGCCGCTTTAAGTGACCTTAAAGATAAGTACATGAAAATCTTAGAAAAAGAATCTGTACCTTTCATCTATGTTAAAATTGGTAAAAGAACTGAAAAGGTTGGAGGTCTTGAATCTACACCTGGTGTTCCTAAATCTGATTTTCATATGTTGGATCCAGAAAAGAATGAAGTCTTTTGGATCTCTCATAAGCTAGGTAGTAAAGCAAATGACTTTCAGCAGTATGGTGGAATGCCAGAGCTTAAATTTGCTAACTCAAAAGATATGCTTAAGTTTGTAGATGACGTAAAGAAAGAACTTAAGAATTTGACTGGCGGATCACTACCAATTCTTCCGCCTAAGACAGCGTTTGCTAGACCAGTTAAAGATAAGAAAATCATAATGATGACTTTGTTTGGTAAACAGTATGGTAGGACACCAGATGGTAGACAAAATATCGATGTACTATACCAAGGGCCTATGAACTTTAAACGCTTAAGCATGAAAGACGGTATTCCAGTCTATACAATTACATCAAATCATACAGAATTACATGGCTCAATGCCTAAACTAGACTATGTACCATACTACTATGTAAGACCTGAGCAAGCAAAAAACCAATTTGGTATCAAAGCTGCTAGGTTCTTTATTGTAGCCAAACTTACAGCCATCAAAAATAGAAACACTAAGGTAATATAATGCTAAAAAGCTTTTCAGCTCACGTTCTTACAGAACAAAAAAATACACATATGATGCACTTGGAAGACCAAGTTATCTATGGTGGAGTTAAAGGTGCAAGGGATGCAATTCTTGCATTACGTTCTTTACGTGATATGTTAGCTGGTAACGCAAGTAAGTCTGTAGACGTTACTGTAAAGTGGGATGGAGCACCGGCAGTGTTTGCTGGTAAAGATCCAACTGATGGTCAATTCTTTGTAGCTAAAAAAGGTGTCTTTAATAAAGATCCAAAGGTATATAAGTCACATGCTGATATCGATGCAGATACATCAGGAGATTTATCTGATAAATTAAAAGCTGCTTTTGATGCTTTGAAATCTGCTAACATCAAAGATGTTATTCAGGGAGATATTATGTTTGTCAAAAGCGATCTAAAAAAGGATAAGATCGATGGACAAGAATATGTCACCTTCCACCCGAATACGATTGTTTATGCTGTGCCTGCGGGAACACCAATGGCGAAGGAAATTAGCAAAGCGAAAATTGGAATCGTCTGGCATACGACCTACAAAGGAAAAACCTTCGAAGACATGAAAGCTTCGTTCTCTGTAGATATGAAACAGTTGAATGGTGCTAAAGGTATGTGGGCTCAAGATGCTACGCTTAGAGATTTATCTGGTACAGTAACTCTTACAAAGAAAGATACTGAAGAAGTTACAAAAGCACTAAGTGTTGCTGGTACTATTTTCAGAAAGATAGCTTCTTCTACTCTACGGCAAATAGAACAAAATCAAGATATTGCTAAGATCATTGAGACACATAATAACTCTTATGTTCGTAAAGGACAAAAGGTAGTTAATACAACTAAGCATGTTACATCATTGATCAAATATATTAATGATAAATATGGTAAGGAAATAGATAAAAGGTCTAGTGAAAAAGGTAAACAGGTCCAGATTGCTAAACGAGATGATCTGCTAAAATTCTTTTCACCGGCCAATAAAGCTAACCTAAAACTTATTTTTGATTTACAAAATGCTATTGTAGATGGGAAATTAAAACTTATAAATAAACTTAATAGACTAAGTAAAATGAATACGTTTATTAAAAAGAAAAATGGCTACGAAGTAACTGGTGTTGAAGGTTATGTGGCTATTGATAAATTGAAAGGTGGAGCAGTAAAGTTAGTAGATAGAATGGAATTCTCTTCTAACAACTTCTCACCGGACGTGATTAAAGGCTGGGACACAGTGTCCCGATCCTAATGGAAAGAGCGGAAATGGTAAAGTTTAAACAGTTTGTTGAAATATACGAAGAGACTTCATTAGATGAAGCACTCAACGTTCAACAACGCATGAAATTAAAACAATCCTTGCGTAGAAACAAAGCTAAGATCCAATTGGGTCGAAGACGTGCTGCGCGTAAGATGGCATCCGCAGAAGTTCTTAAAGGTCGGGCTCATAAACAAGCTAAAAATCTAATTGTTAAGAAAATTCTGAAGAATAAGCAAAAAGGTGACTTATCTTACGGTTCAAGGGTTAACTTAGAAAAACAAGTAGCAAAGCGCAAAGGTGCTATTCTACGTTTGGCTAAGAAACTTCTTCCCAAAGTAAGACAAAAGGACCGCACTAAGCTTCAAAATAAGGGGAAGTAGAGTGCAGTTCAAGTCATTTACACAATACGTCACTGAAGAAACTAAAGACCTAACTGTTGCTTGGGGTAGATATAATCCTCCAACAATTGGTCATGAAAAACTATT